CGGTGACATAGTGTCACCGGGGGATCCGCAACAACTTCTTACGGGGCTTACTTATGAATTATGCAAAGGTTTTGGAAATTAGAATCGTTAGATATTATAACGGTGTTCTCTTTTCTGACTCAGGATGGACTGTGTTTCGTGTCCTCTCTGAATCTCTAAACGAATATCGACAAAGTGTCGATACAGGCAGTTTCACGCCTGGCAAGTTTAGAATCAATGCATATCTCAAAGGTAAGGTTACCTTTTCGGGTAACGACGGGGATGCCAAATACGAGTATAACTCTGGTTTGAATAGGTATATTTATTCATTCAGAGGTCGTATTTGTCTTCTTGCTAACGCTACGATTATGGCTAACATGGTACCATCTGAGACGACTCACGGTTATTTACGTAAGCACGTCATGCAGAGGGCCATGGCCAAAGTTGGCGCTAGCAACTTACAGCTTGGGGTGGAGCTCGGTGAACTCCGAGAAACTCTCGAGATGTTAAGACACCCGTTCAAGGATCTTCGGAGCTTATTAAGCCAAGAGAATTACAATTCTTTTGCACGAGCTCTTCGATTAGCAAGATCCGGGAAAACCTCTGGATATGGGGCACATAGCGCAAACGCACTAGTGTCGTCGTGGCTCGAGATCAGATATGGTCTCCGCCCTCTAATATCTTCTATATTAGACATATCCAAAGAAGTGTCAAAGAAAGCAGTTGCATTTAACGCAAATATCATCCGGAGAGCCCGGTCCTCTATCACAGAGGGTTACGGGGATAAAGTCTCCAATGATTGCGGTGGTGCACCTCTTGTTTTGACATCTAGCTTGACATCCAATTTCAATATAATTGCGAGAGGATGTGTGTACTACAAGCTAGAGCATGAGCCTTCTGTTGCCGAGAAATACGGTCTCAGTTTAGCTGATATTCCTGAAATTGCTTGGGAATTGACGCGGCTCTCGTTCGTTGTGGATTGGGTTTTCTCCATCGGTCCGTGGCTCGGTTCTTACCGATACACACCTTGGGTTACTATCCTTGGTGCCACGACATCGCTCAAAATTTCTGGAACTGTTGGCGCAACATTTATACCTCATTCGAGTTATAATAATCGCGATTGGCAGTCCAAGAATTTCGGAGCTTGCTGTTTAGACTCTTCTATTTATAGTAGAACTCTAGACACGACCCTTCCAAGTACACCTTTATTCAGATGGGGCCAGGCCGTAGATTTACTACGGACTATCGATGCTCTATCTTTAACCCTTCAGCCGATCTTGAAAAAGATTAGCAAATTGAGGAAATAACATGGGCGTTCAAACAACTACCCTAAAGAAAGAAGCAACAAGTATCGCTGTAACAGGCGGTACTGATCTCGCTTACACTCCCGATGGTGTTTCTATCGCGAATGGCGTGCATCTTGCCGCTGCTAGTGTAACCGACTTCCGTGTAAGGCCGAGCATAACGCTCAAAACGAGGAATCCTTCGTTGGTTAACGGAGAATTTACGAAAGGCAAACGTTGGCTTACGCTGACCATGCCTCGTATACTTGCCTCAGGTGCTGTCGTTTATGACGTTGGAAGGATTGACATTGAAGTCCATCCCGAAACGCCTGTTGCAAACCAGAATGACATGGTTTTTCAATTAGCTCAAATGCTTTTTGATTCTGACCTGTCGCTCTTCATCTCCACCGGCTCATTAGCATAATGGAACCCTATACCTTCATCGATGTTCTCGGTGACGGCTTGGTTCTCATTGTCGCTCTATGTGTCGAAATTTACCACTTGGTTTTAGCCTTGTGGAACTTCAACTTCTAGTTAGTGAGGTGGCCTTATGTCGTCTAACAAGACACAAAGGAAGAAAACAGGTATTGAATATAATACCGACACTGTAGCGCGAGGCGTCGGCCTTTGCCTACTTAGAGACTTCCGCTCTGTACATGGAAAAGACTTTCTTAAGGGTTTTGAACAAGACCTTATGAAAAGTCCGAAGGTGTTCCGGGAATTCGTTTTTCCGGATTACTCCAGAGTTAATGCACCTTTGTTTAAGGCACATGCTCAAATGGAGAACATCTTCAAGAAGTACAGATTCGCAGATGACGTCTATACAGATGCTGAACTTGAACAGCTTACAACAGATAAATTTGTTGAAAGCCAAGTTCGTATCTCTTCACACACTGTCGATACTTATCTGACAAGTAAAGTGTGGCGAGAGGCAAGAAAAATTGCCAAAAGCATCCTTGGGGTTTATGACCCTGATGACATCATTATATCTGCGGAATTTGGGAAAAAGAGCTCGATTGGTTGCCCCTTGTCCCTTGCACACATAGATTATAAACTGTCTAGTGTGAAGGCAATTACTGGCTCCAAACAGTTAACAGCGTGGTTCCGTAATCAAGTACTGTCAGGAGACAGCGTCTTGACGCGGATCTTAGCAGATAAACCTATAGTAACAGGTGAATTTGCTACTGAGCTGGAGACTGAGTTTCTAGCGCTTCAACAGGTACCAAAAAGCTGGAAAATTAACCGTGATATAACTCCTTTATCGTTAATTGGGCTGTTTTATTCCCATGGTATTGGAAATGTTATTACAGTTAAGCTTAAAGAGGCTGGTTTGGATATCCGGTATTTACAGGGTATCCACCAAAGGCTCGTGAAAAAATTCTCACGAGACCGCAGTCACACCACTGCTGACTTATCTGCTGCTTCAAATAGCATAACATCTGCTATCTGCAACAGAGTGTTGCCACGTGATTGGTTTAACGCTGTTAAACAAACCTTTGTTCGACAGCTTAAAGTTAAACGTGGTGAGGAAGAGTTTTCTATGTACACAGAAAGCATCTTACCTATGGGCAATGGCGCAACATTCCCGCTGGAGACCTTGATTTTCTACTCAGTTATCAAGGCCATTGGTAACTTGGCAAATGTTCGTGGGAAGGGTAATATCTTCTCTGTATATGGCGATGATTTGATTTATCCATCGTCCATACACAAGTACGTTCGTCATATTTTCCCAAAACTTGGGTTTATCCTCAATGAGGATAAGACGTTCTGTACAGAGCATTTCCGGGAGTCCTGCGGTTCAGATTACTACCGTGGGGTCGATGTACGCCCGTTTTTCTTTCCGGGTACACATCGTGAATTGTCTCGATCTCGTTACGTTGTAGAGCTTTACAAAATCTACAACGGCTTGATCCGACGCTTTGATGTTAGCGAAATAAGAAGTACACTGTACTTTTTATTGCGCGAATTAGCCCTTACAGGGCTACCGATTATGAGGGTACCTCCTTCATACCCGGACACATCAGGTGTCCATGTTGGTTCACCAGGGGAAATTCCACTGGAATTGGATGTTACGCTATACAGTCCCATATACACCTCTTTTTCAAGAGGTAGTATTAAAACTGTGTTTGCGTACATGTCTGAGCAGGCCGTCAAACGGTTCGTTCCTTACTTGGAGCCATATTATTGGCTCGCTTTACAGTCTAAAAGTGATACCTCGGAATTCTGGGGTAGTACGAGATCACGTGCCATAGATAAATCTTTGACACGTGGATTCCGTTTCACAGTACCGACTGTAAAGTGGTTTAAAACCCGCGAGTATAGAACTTACCGCGTCAACGGTGTTCTGCGTAAAAAGAGAACCACGAGACAAAAGCCATGGGTTGCTGAAAAGCAACTCACGACAGTCCTGAAGCAAGAGACCCATGTCGCTGACTGGA